GAATCATTCTCTAGACTACGAACCCCAATAGGCTCATAGGGAGGTTTTTTTATTACCAAAAGCTCCTCTGCTGTAACAACGTCTAGGTTAGATGATGGCTTGTAATAATTCTTTGTAGTATCAATAGCCCTTGGTGGGTTATAATTATCTGTAAACAACAAGAAGTTGTCTACCAAATCCACAGCATTAATTAAATACTTAGGGTTAAAGTTCAATGTAGTATCTACACCATCTCCATCATCCATACTCACAACATGATACGTCAGTATGTTATTAGTGATGCCTAGTGATACAATTAGGTCCAACTTACCCGTCGCCCCTACAGGGAAATTAGAGTCATGCACAAACCAATAGATGGTCTCATTTGCCCCATCCTCAAAAGCGCCTATACACAGAGCGTCTGACGATAAAGCTGTTCCATTGAATTGTATTGCTGTAAGTTTAGTATTCCCCTTCGCATTTTCAACAGACCCAACCTCACTGTCCTCAGTAGACCCGAGACGAATGTTTAAAGCATCGATATACTCACCATTAGGTATAAGCCTTTCATCAAGGCTTTTGTTCATCTTCCCCGCAGTGAAATTTCTTTTTATATTCGCCATTCTACTTAATTATTTTATCCCTACCCCTCATATTCATTAGAAGCCTTCCCGGATGTATATCGCTAATTCTAATTTTTGCGTTTGAGAGTAATGCTCTCTTTCTTTTTCTAGCCCTAGTGATTACGTACTCCTGAACACCTAATTTTGAGCTCAGTATAGAGTATTCAATATATGCATATAGATACTCCTCAAACATTTTATTCGCGGTTATCAATGTGGCATCACCACCCTCCATGCCATCTGACACATACTCAAGTATACATAACTTATCCGACATCCCCGAGCTGAAGTTTATAACTCCCGCTTTCCTATCCAACTTGAAAGTAGGGTTAGCATTGGCCGTCTCTGTATTTAATCCGAATCTAGCGCCCACTTGAAAATCAAAATACCAATCCCCATTATAGTTGTACCCTTCATACCCATTAAATTGCGGGTTGTTTGAATTTAGATAAATAGACTTCTTTGAGCCGGTTATCCTTTGATAATCAATATCTGAAAATTGAGGACTTAGAATATTCCCGTTAACGTCGAATAATATATTCCCACTATTATCCTGCAGATATGCACTACTCCAATTGGTTTGTATATTCTCACTGAGTGGACGCAAAACACCGTTATCATAAACAGATATCCTCACCCAATTGATATAGTCATGGGGAAGTATAAATTTCAATGTGTTGGGCACAGTTAGCTCTAGGATTTTAATTTCCTTAAATGCGTCGTAGTTTAATTCTTGTATGCCACGCTTAGCATGAAATAGAACCTTATACCTTGGCTCATTATTGATAAGACTATGATTGCCATAATACATCAACATAAAGTTGGTTACGATATCGTCCAACGATATATACTGATACGACCCCCAATTTTTTTCTTCAGGTGCTGTTGCGTTATTCGTATAATATTCAAATTCAGATAAGTAAGCCATATTCTATTTTTCGTTTTGTGTTTCAGCAGCCTCTAAACCTTGGCCAAATTGCGTTGCCATTATCTCTCTAATTGACATACCCGCATATTGTAATATCTTTAATGTGAGCGTCGGGCCGTCACTCAGTGGTATCTCGAAATCTTGATAATCACCCGCTGATGCGTTAAACACAGGAGCCCCATCAGTTAATGTTACGTATGTCCACTTAGGTTCGTTTGGATATCTGATGTACTGACATCGCACTGCGCCGTATGTATTAAATGTTTTTGGGAATATCGACACCGTTGTCTCCCCTAACGTGTAAGCCGGGAATGTTGACGATGGAGCCGTAAGCAATGAGCTATTGAGCATCGTAATTTTATTTTGAGACACCCGCTCAGCCACCTTTCTCTCTGAGACACCGCCACCATAAACTGCATAGTTGTTCGGTGTGGCTAAGAATATATTAGCATCAATCGCTAATGTTGTAACCGCAACCCCAGTTACTTCTGCAGTTAATTTTGTTGTCGTATTAGTCACTATATCTCCCACCGATACACCTGAAGCCACGAAGTCTGCTCCGCTATCTATTAGGTCATTTGCATTGGTGCTAGTATTTGTACCGCTCCCCAAAAGATTAATGAATACATCTATGCTATTAAGCAAGTAATAATCATCACTAGTTGTTGTTTGGCTTGGAGTAAAGAATTTGTTTCCCGAATCATAATACAATAATTTAGAAACAGAGAAGATATCTATCGATTCTTCATAACCCTTAGTAATATCAGCATACCCCGTCCCCGATAGGTTTGCATTTTCCTTATTTATTTGGTAGTTGTACTGATAAAAATAATTCTCAAATATATCTAATTGAGCTTGCTTTGCATATAGGTTAAAATCCGAAGGAGATATATACCCATAATTATTCTTATTAAGTGTAGACAACACCGTGTTTCTAACCGAATCTATCATCTGAGATACTTTCTGACAAAGATAACCAAAAAAAAAGAGACCTAATAAATAGGTCTCTTTTCAAATTCAACTTAGTTGTTGCTACGCATTCGCAATACTAGTAACCGCTTTTGGAGACGTTATTAAGTAATAAGGCTTCTTCCAATCTGTCATCAGAGCGGCTTCAATACCTGCTACAATCTCTTCATAAACATCAGAAGCCACCTGTGCTGCTGTTGTAATGGTAGTTGTCGTTCCATCGAGGTATTCCACTGTCACAGAAGTTGCTGTTGCTCCACCTGTTTCTACAGCTTTGATTCCTTCGATTGCAATTAATTGCCCCGTAGCCGGTGCATTCGTTACTTTTAAAAATTTTTGCATAATAAATGTTTGTTAGGTTAAAAAAATAAATCTAATAGGTACAAAGATAACTAAAAAAGGGAGCCCTATGAGCCCCCTTTTCAAAGAAAATAAAAGAATGAAGAAAGTGTTAAAGTTGTTTTAGTAAGTATTCATACTGCTCTGAGCCGTCTTCGGTTTTAAACCAATCAAGTAAATACTCAATATAGTCTACCCCAAATGGGACTACAGCTAATCTCTTTTTGTTACTCGCTAGGTTAAAGAACACATCTCGGTTCTTGTTCCGAACTGTTAGCAACCTCTCTTCAAAGAATTGCTTAATGGTTGCTTTCATTTGAGACCCGGGGTCACTAATGGCATCCATAAAATCCGCAGGATTGGTTCTTGCAAATACAAGCACCGCTCTCTTTAGTTCTGAGTTCTGCATCGTAGATACATCCACATCTAATACCACCCTAGCCATAGCCTCGAGCTCCTCGATGCTCATGTTTCTAGCTGCTGCTGCTGCGTCAATCTCAGCTACAATTTTATTAACCTCAGCTTCTGCATCCTTCTCCTTATCAACCTCCATAAACTTTTTGCCGTTTAATGGGTGATAGTGCAAGAACTGCTGCAAAATTGGGTTGTTTTTTGGGACTTGTAACATCCCGCTTTCAAAGATGATTGGCTCTATAATAGCCTCTCCATCTTGCTCGTCCTCAAATGGACTCTTTTGGTTTCTCGCATACCTTAATGGGCGATTCACCTGATTGTTATCATCCCAATACAATAGAGGCTTATGCTTATTGCTTCTTGATGGGATAACGCACGACAATGGCGCGCCTTTTGTGAGTTTGTAAACTCTGTTTTTTGATTCTAATTTCATTTTAATTTTAATTATAAATTATAAAAAGCAAGGTGCATTTTAAATACACCTTGCTGTAAAGTTACTCTATTTAGTCTTCGAACAATACGAAGTTGTTTGCACCTAAAGTACAAGTACATCTTTCAGATAAGAAGTTAACTTCCATCTTATCGATGTTGTTGGTTTTAGCTCCACCTGCAGACCCCGTCATCCACGTTTTGTATCGTCTATCCTCAGTTTGAGAAGCACGGTATCTAACGTGTAAGAAAGGTCGTTTGGCGTTTGCCCCCATTACTTGGTCATACACATTGGTTGTTCCTGCAGGTACTAACAATCCATTGATTGCACCTGAACCTGAACCACCTACATTTTGCCCACGCATTGTAGGGTCATTTAAGTATTTCCAATCAGTCTTGTAGAAATCATAACCTCTACGGAAACCTGAGAAGCCAAGATTTAATGCCATCTTCTCATCGTTTTGGAACATTCCATAAGATGTACCACCTGCTCCATAAGAGTTTTGTGTAGCCAACATGTCATCGATGTCAAATCCAAATTGACGGTCTAAGAAAATTGCGTTCTCCTCGATAGCTCCTTCACTGTCAAGTCTACCAACTAACGTGTCAAACTCAGAAAGCGATGTTGGGTTTCCACCTGTCCAAAGATTTCCTCTGTTGTTCACAGCATAGAATACACCATCACTACCCTTGTACCCTGCAGCAATTGCACCACCCGCTGCTTCCGCAGGAACGGCTTCAATAGCTGAAGTCTCTAAGTAGTCATCAAAACGCATACGAGTGTCTCCTTCTGATTTTAAATACCAAAGGAAGCCTGCTCCTGCATCAGTAGATACTTCTACCCAACCAATTTGAGCCATGTCAGAACCTGACACCTCATAAGAATCCTTTAGGATAATTGGAGAGTTCTCAAGGAAGTTTGTGTCAGCCTCAAGCGAACCGTCCATCCCTGCTGTTCCCTTTTGGAACTCAGAACCGTAGATAAATACAGTACAATCAGCATTACCAAGGCCTGTACCTGTAGTTACTAAACCACCTGCTTCGTAAAACGCTACAGTAAAACGAAGTGCGTTTGCAGAAATATCAGCCGCGGTAACAACACCTTTGTTTTCACCTGAACCATCGTTTTGGATGACAACAACAGTTTGCCCAACACGCATTACCTGTGCGTTAGATGTTGTGAATGCAGGTACCCCTGTGTCGTTAACTTGGAAAATAGCCGTGTCATCAGCAGCCGTTGCTCCGTTACCCACTTGCGTGTATTTAATGTGTAAGCGACCTTCTTCAGTCCACTTAATCATGTCGGATGTACTAGGAAGCTCTGCGCTTGTTAGTTTCATAAAAGACGAAATGGAACGATTTCCATATTTCGAAAATTCTCTCTGATAAGTATCAGGAAGATATTGGTTTAAGAAGTCAAAATCTGTAATATAGTTACTTTCAACCGGCACTTGTTGTGCGCTCGGTTGGAGGTCGTAACCGGAACCTGTAAATGAACCTGCCATAATAATTTTTTTAGTTTGTTAATACCTATTTAATTGTGAGCCCTCTTCCACTTGGTGGAGTAATTGCTCTAACTTGAAACCCATCCTTATTCTTTGAAACCTCAGGGACTCTCTGTGTAGTCATATCGACATTCTTAATGCCCTTGACAACACCTTCTGTCCCCTCTGATTTGCCTTGCTCATAAAAGAACTTAGCGAACTTGTCGGGATTCATAGCTACCGCTAAAGCCTTATGGTACCCGCGCGCATCCTTAACTAAACCTGTCTGTGGGTCAAGAAACTTTTTCATAAAGTTCGTCGAGTCCAATTGGGTCTCTTTTAATTTTGCTGCGTCACCCGGGTTAAAGGTTAAAGTAGAATCGTCTATTTGGAAATCAAAACCTTTGAAATCACTAAACACTTCATCGGTCTTTTCAAGGAACCAATCACTTTGTCTCTTAACCACCTCTTGTGTAGTCTTAGCTTCTGCTATATATTCATTGTAAGCCTTCAATTCCTCTTGCTGCTCTGCAGAAACTGCACCCGTACTTGACTCAAGTGGATGTTTGTACATTTCTCTTTGCGTCTCAAGAAACTTCTTTGCTTTTACAATCGTTTGTTTCTTTGCCAACTTCTTTTTCTTAATGTCTTTCTCCTCATCAAAATCCTCGTCATAAACGAAGTCTTCCATAAGAACCTCAACATCCTCTGAATCGATAGCATCCCCTGTAGAGATGAAATATTCAGATAGAATTTGGTCTTCATCCATCGAAGAGATATCTTCAGACAACTTCATGTAGTCTGCAAGACCCCTCCCCTTTGTTTTTTCTTTGTACTCAAGGTACCCTTGTATTTCCTCAGGAAGCTCAGCCGCTTCTCCTGTATTAAATAACTCATCTATTGATGTGATATCCTTTGAGTATTTGCTCTTAATAAATGAAAGAACATCTTCTTCTTTTAATTCAGCTTCTGTTTTAGCTTCCGGCTGTACACCTTCTTGCTCTTTCTCGGTGGTGGCACCCTTGTCGCTATCATCCACTCCTGTAGTGTTAACTTCTGCTTTTGCATTCTCTTTTGCCTCTGCGGCAGCTAATACTTCTTTTTCAATTTCTTGAGAGGACTTCTCTTGAAGTCCATCAAGTGCTCTTACTTTAATTTCCATTAGATTTTATTTTACAAATTTAATATATAATATACGATATTATTTATCGTGGGTCAAACTCTCTAAGGTTAAACCCATCTAGACTATCTTCATTAGATTCGAAACTTTGAGGTGGAAGATTGTTTTCCCTCTGATTTATCAATTTTGACTGTTGAGTATTCTGCTTATCTATACGCTCACTCTTAGCTCCCTCCCGCTCATTCTCTCTGTCCTGTAAAGCCTTCTCGGTCATTGTGTTTAACTGTAAATTATAGTCAAACTCTTCACGCATTAGCTTACTCTTAAGTGCAGCTTGTGCATTCATCTTCTCAATCTCAAACGCAGTCTGTGCCTGTGCTATTTGCATTTTACCCCTAGTCTCAGCTTCCTGCTTTTGAGCAGCCATCTTAGCAGCCATCTGTTGTGATTGCATGTTTTGCTGAGAGACCATGGCTTGCTTTTGCATCTCCATCTTATCTTCTCGCTCCTGCTTCTGCTTACGCTTGAGCTTTAATAGTTGGTTGGCTAATTTTAAGTTCTTAACCTCACGGATATCAATTGCATCCTCAAGATTTATATTGTCCCTAGATAGAGCCATTTGTATATTTTGCTCTAACTTAGCCTTTTCTTCCTCATCGGGTGTAACCTCCAAGAAAATACCAAAGTCGTAGATGTATAAATCAGAGATGTCATTTAGAATTGATACATTATACTTGCCAATCTTATTTACAAAGTCATCCTTAAAATCAGAGTACTCTAAGATATCAGCGACCCTATAAGTCAATGCCTCAGATAATGCCCTAAATATATAAAGACTACTTTCAAGTATATGTCTTGTTGCTGTATTAGAATTTAACGCAGCCAATTTTTGCAACCCAACCAATGAGTCAGAGTCAGGTGAACTACCATCCCTAGCTTCATTTAATCCGGTTACCGTTCTAATCATATTCAGGTAATGCTCGTAATTTGAGATAAGCATCTGTGCCTTATTGGCCCCCGAACTTGAATTTAACTGCTCTATAGGTACACGGGCGTGATTGAACTCACCATCTTGCGTCTGAGACCTGCCAATAACAGAACCTGTTTGGAAATATAGTCTCAATGCATCCTGTGGGTTATATGCAGCGCCATTACCTAGGTCAACCTCATTAAGTCCATCAGCATCAATAAAGACACCGTCGGGTACAACTCTTGCAATAACCTGCTGTAGTTTTAAATGTGTAATTTGTATTTGGTCAGCAAACGTAATCATACGACCAACTGTCGATTCTATATTACCCTTATACATTCTAGGTGCAACGGCAACAAAATTTGATAGTGCATGTTGACTTGAAGATTTAGGTCTTACCATGTTTTTTGCAAGCTCCCACTTCAAGATTATATTGGTTCCTAAAACCATAGTCCCCTCGTACCAAACATCGACGGTCTTCTCAAACTTCTCAAATCTACCCTCCTCCATCATTTCCGGTGGGGGATTGAATTGGTCATCCTTCTCTATTACTTTAGAACCTCCAGTCTCAAGTATCTTCTTTTTGTAGACCATCTTTTTTGTGGTCTTGTAGCTAAAGTTTAACAACGTAACAGTGTCCCGAGAGAACATGTCATTATCGTAATATTGCGATACATTGTATTCATTACCCCATGCTTGTCCGTATTTAGAGATTTCCTCTAAGTCTTGTGTTGTAAGGTCAGGATTAATCTTTAAGCATTCATTTATATGTGTCGGCTTAACTTCTCCCCAATAAAAACAATCTTTAAAATTAGGGTCTTCCGTGTAGCTATATATCACATTTGCAGGGTCAACATAAGAAATCTTTACGCCCGAGCCCTTTAAAAACTCGTGTTTTGCTACGGCAATGCCACATACAGTTAAATCATAGTCAAATCGTTTACGTAAATCAAGATAGTGATTCTCCTCAAGTATTGTATTAATAGCCTCCTCCTCTGCAATTTCGATTGCCGGTTTATACTTTAATTGCATGTATAACGCCAACTCTTCATCCGTATTTGGCATCTCATCAGGTTGTATAACAAATGGGTCAAAGCCCGTCTCGTCCTGTATAAGTTGCAATATGTCTTTTGAAAGCATCTGACCTTGCAATATGTCTTGGTATTTTGAGCGATTTGATTGAGACATAGCATCTTGTGCGTATGCCTTAATCTTGAACAGCCTGTCTGACATCCCATTTACAATGATGTCTACAAATTTTGGTATAATAGGAACAGGCGTCCAATCTAAATTTAAATATGATAAGTCACCATCAATGGCCAACTCATTTTTATATTTAGCTACCGATTGCTCTCCACGAGCATATTTTCTTAGATTATGGAATTTACCCCACTGGTCATAGAAACGCCCATTAGAGCCACCTCTTTTAAACCACTGAAAGGAAATTGCGTGGCCTACTTGCAAACCAAAAGTATCTGTTGCCTTCTCTGCATCAGAAGCAAACTGATTCGGGAATCCCGTATAATCGACGTTTATTTTTATATCTTTTACCTCACTCATTTGATAAGTTGACTTGTGTTGCCTGATTGACTGTATGTCGCAAAGTTAACTATAATTCGCGACTCTTCTTTTTTAGGCTGATACAAATGCCTGTTTACAGCCATCCCCGCAAGACCCGAACTAATCGATGCATCATGTGCTGTTCTATTTGAAATATCAAACCTCGCCCAATCCGTTAAAGTTCTATTGAATGGCATGTCTCCCATCTCACCATCTTGACCTTCTAATATACCAACATACTTGTCAATATATGACTCGATTGCTGCAGCGTGAGCTTGCTTTACATCCTCACTTGAGTTGGGTATACCACCCAATTCTCTCTCAGTTTTTGATAGCTTATTAAATACCTTATCTGGCCTGTTCATTGAGAATTTTCGATACCCTCTGTGTTTTAGGTGATACAATAACCTAGGCTTGTTGTTCTCTACAAGTATTGGCATGCCATAAAAATGGATAGCCATCAATACATCCTCGAACATTATTTCCGCTGTCTGTGGTCTAGCAATATACTCTAAGAAAAAAGCATTACTTGGAGCCTCCTCCATGTTGAACTTAGTAAGACCATGAAGCGCAGCATTGGAGCCACCACCATTAACTGTACCACTAATATCGTAAGAGTCACACCCAAATGCCCCAATATGTTCGTTACCGGGATATTTCATCCCATTTCTCATTACCACATTATTCTGTAGATTCCTACTAGGAACCCATGATACATAGAATCGTCCTCGATTATTTGGAGTAAAAATTACCTTGGTGTCCTTTATGCCATTCTCCCAACTAAAATTACCCTGCGTTACGTTCTGACCCGCAATCATGGCATCATTATAATCTATCTGCTCATATATTTTTGTTAGGTTAAACAGTGAACTTTTACTTTCATCTCTAAACGCATGCGCCTCAGTCCTAGGGTATTGCCTATAATATTCATTAAGTCCATCAGGGTCATGCTTTAGTGATTCAACCTCATTCTCCCAATACTCTATCGCTCCTTGCGTTATCGGAAGTTTATCGATTCCCATAACAGGAGTCTTTGGATTATGTAATACTGGGTTTCCATAGATATCAATAAATCCCTCCATATTATACTCCATAGGTATAAATAGATTATACAGCCCACTCTTTGTTTGACCGTTCTTATTCCTTTGAATAACATCAGAGTCGTAATAGAGTGCCTTTCCATTTGCGCCACCCTTAGATAGTGCATTAGAGGTTGAGCCCATCATACACTTACCTATTATTTTACGACCCAACCGTAGGCAAGTTTTAGTTACCCTCCAACTACCAAGTATACTATTTGGCTTTTCCCACTTAAACGCCTCATCTTGAATTAATCTATAAAGTTTTTCTCCATCATAGGAGTTCTCATTTGTTGTGTTCCAATCTATCGATGTGTTAAGGCCCTCTTCCTCTTTCTCATCATCCTCATCATTCATGTTCTTCTTAGTAATCTTAGATGCCGGTACGCGGTAGGATAGTTCTGTCTTTGGCTTATCCATCCCGTCCATAATTGGCTTGAAGAAGAATGGTAGATGGGTATTAATTGGAACCACCTTGTCTGTAAACATCTTCTTGGCGTCATCACCCGTTTTTGATAAAATACCAATACGCGCATTTGTTGCCAATGTGCCTGCATCTACACACTCATTAGCTGCCATAAATGAGAATCCCGAACGTCTTATTTTTAGGTAGTTCTGACCGTAACTTCTATTGTCAGCAACACAGGCTGCCCAGTGTAGTTGCAATATTCTATTGGCATACCTATAGTCAGGCAGACCAACGTCAATCTTCGCCCACTGAATATACATCCAATGCGTCCCTGTAATATATGTTGGCTCTCCATTATTTAAAAACCAATATCCATACTCACGATAATCAAATTGCTTTTCTATATAACCAACCCACCTATTTTTAAATTCAGGCGACTTTCGATTCCAACTTGCTGTGCTTTTTATTTTAGATAGTTGACTAGGATATTCTGCCGGCTCCCAGTATTGAGCAGCCTTGTTGTCTGCCCTCTTATGTATTTTTGCGGGCTGCTTTGGGAGAGCAATCTTTAGGTTTTGTATTTCGTAAATCTCGCCAATCTGACCTGTCTTAGATATGACAACCATATCGTACTTCTCATCATAACCATACTTCCAAGATTTTGCGCTATTCTTGAATGATACAACCTGTTTAGGGATGTGGTCTTCGAGAACCCTATGAAGACTTTCGCGCGTTCCTTTCAGCCCACCCTTCTGTTTTGCTTGCTTCGGTGTTGCCATCGTCAATTTTTAGTGCTTCCCTCTCTTCATCAATTCTATTTAATATCTCTAGAGCGTCAAATATAGCGAGTTTCTTAGTGGCCGCAGCATTCTTTAATCTATCTGCAGCTAAGGCAGTATCATCAATGTCTGTTGTTTCTTTTATTATGTCCGACTCCGCTACCTTTATCAGTTGCTCTACCGCCTTCTGACCCGCTGCTATTATCTTTAATTTTGTCTCTCTTGTGTCCATCTCTAATGCGCTTTGTTTTCCTAAGGGGGATATACTCCTCCTCATCATCTTCGTAAAATATGAAACTCATTTTGTACTAATCCTCGCTATTAATGATAACTGTATAGACTCACGTTTACTATTAGTGAATGTTGTCTCAACAAATACATATTCCAATAACTCAAAACGCACATATGCAGAGAATGGTGTCATATATAACCCTTCCCTTGGTATAGGGCCTAACATCCAAACTGGAGACAAGCCTATTGTAACTTTGTCGTGTAAAGGGTATTCAATCTGAAGCAGCCTAATTCTATATTGTGCGTTCATTAAGAACGTATCACCATCTTCATTATACTCCTCATTAGAGCCTAATGATAAATACTCTACACTTGACCCAAATTTAAACTTCTTATATGAAAACATCTTCTCAACACCTATTGATAGTGAGTTATAATGAGACATGTTTGCAGCAATTTCAAGCGTTGCTTGCCCATTAGTTGTCATTGCATATGACAATAATATTCCTAATAAAATAGTTAGTTTTTTCATGATAGTAATATAATACTTTTTATTTTGATTATAGTATCATAGATATCGAGTGGTCATACATACGGTATAGTAACTCCCCATCAACACGAAATTCATACTCCTGCTTTGGGCGGTAACACACCTTATCTCCTTTTTTAACTCCTTCTTTTTTGAGCGACTCATTGACAATTACCATCTCACCCATTAATGGCTCATTAGAGAATGGCTTATATACATAGCTCTCCTCTTTTGGAACCGGCTTTACAAAACAATATCTATCATATCCAAACCACTCCCCGTTTCTGCCATATGCAAAAAACTGGTCGGGGTCTAATAAGAATATATCTTCTTTAAAGAAGCTCTTGCCACTTTTGCGCTGCCCATAGGAATCGTAGTAAAACTTAAATACGTTGTGATGTACTAATAGTGTATCCCCCGGCTTTATTGGTCCGTCATACTTGATTGGTGTTTCTATCACTTCTGCTTGCCTATTAGAGAACTGGAATGCCTCAACAGAGCTATTTGTGATAAAGTCAACGTCACCATATTTCTTGGTGTTGTTATATCTTGTCCCACCGATGGGTCGAACAATAAACTGATATGGGGATTTCATTAGAAATTTATATTATTCTCAATTGATATTGGCATTGCGGGATTGAACTCCTTCCAACACACAACATTATTACCTTCATCTTCAATCCATACTTCTACGAACTGCGTTTCTTTGTTGATTTTTATCGTGTGTATTTTATATGTCTTATCTAGAACCGGTTGCCCTACAACGTAGTGCATTGCTCCTGACTTATAGTCCGGCCCTACAGCTATTTTCCTAATTATCATGTTATACCCCCACTCTCCAAACAGTAAATGAGGCTGAAGGAATATTTGACCAACTGGATAATAGGGTGTGAGTATATAGCCCACCTGCATCAATACCACTTGAGTCTCTAATTATTTCCCATGTTAAAACATCTCCAACAGAAACTGACAAAGGAATTGTAGTTTCATAAGGAATAGCAATTCCAACTTTGTCTAGCTCGACTATCTTGGTGTAACCAACCTGTGCTCCGTTAATAAGTGCTCTAAACGCAGTTACTGTATCGCCTCCGGATGCACCTTGACGCTCAAAGTTCCCGAACCCATTAAATAAATACAGACCCTTTTGGTTGAATGTAATAGCACCAACTACTGATAATTGAACTGGGTCTACACCACTACCCTGTGCGGCTCCAAACTCAACCTGTAATGCTGCATCTAATCCTGATGGTTCCTGATTAGAGATTGAGCTTCCAGTCAAAACTTGTGTTACACCCAATCCTAAATTGGTTTTGATATAAGTATCAATAGAACCTATTGAATGATTTTTGGTAGCATTAGAATCTTCTGAGTCCGTGCCTATTAATAAATCATTCGCATTAATGTCAGTATTACTTGGGTATGTTGATATTTTAGCCATTTTGTGTTTTTGTGTTTTGGATTTCTCCTGTTTGTGGGTTTATAATAGCGTCGTCCCCATACTTCTTAGCTATCTTCTCTTGCTCAACAGAAAATCCGCGCTCCAAGGTTGAAAGCATTCCCATTACCCTGAACTTTTCAATTTCCGCGTTTACCATTTGCAACTTAAGATTTGCTCTCTCGTGGTTAAACTTTTGTACCGATTCTAATTCTTCTTTATTTAATTTCATTATACAAATTTACGTTTTCTTTTTTATCTTCTCCATAGACCTACCGCCAAAGTAAGAACCAATTACCGTAATCAACACAATCTGTAGTAAATCAACCCAATTTTCTTTTACGCTAAAGTCTATTACTCCGGCGTCTATGAATATAATAACAACGGTAGATACAATCAAGAACAATAAAACAAGTGGCCTAACATTCTTTGCCAACCAACTGTCTGAGTTCATATCAACACTCCACCTCTCAGTTACATTTCTTTGTTGTATTTCTTCAGCTTCGAGAAAAATTTTCGTAAGTTCTTTCTCAAACTCAGCCTTCTCATCCTTAGTCCTAACGAATCTATCAACAAGACCACCAATATCATCAGCAATCTTTGTTGCCCCCTTTCCGAGTAACTTTGCTAATATTTCTTTCATAGCCCACTGTATTCTTTTGTCGCATTAAAACTAGGACATGCCTTATTGGCAAAATCATTGTGTGAGTGAATAGTGGCCTGTGGTGCTAATAACTTTAAGAAGTAGAGTAATCTATCGAATGAATCCTTTTGAGCGGCTGTGCGTGTATCCTTTGGTGTTTTACCATCCTTCTCAACACCACCTATATAACATACACCCCAAGATTTTGAGTTGTACCCCTTAGTGTGGGCCCCTGTTGTTTCAATACTCCTACCCTTCTCAATGGTTCCATCTATTAGAATGACAAAATGATAACCTATTCCATTCCATCCTCTCTGTTTATGCCACCTATCAATAGTCTCTGAATCTACTGAGTCATCGCCCTCACGGGTTGCGGAGCAATGGATGATAATTTTTTCAATTAAATTTGTGTTCATCTATGTAAAAGTTATACGTTAGTTACCCCTTTACCATCTTTATTATTTTTTAACTCCAACTCCTTTTTCTTATTATCCAAATCAACACCTTTGTTGATTTTTATCTTGCCAACAATCCTAATAATGGCGTAAACCAAACCTGTTAATAAAAGGAAAGTTGTTAGGACTTGGTTAAGGTTAGCCATCCAAGACATAATCCCACCGCTGACTGTTAAAAATACTGTAACATCTTCATACATATTCTTTACGCCATTAATCATATCTTAATATATGTAATATGTGTAGACGTATCTAAACTCTACCGGGTATGTTATATGAAAATAGTATTCCATTACCAAATGGCTATAATGTTTGTCGCGGTTGTTGACGCCAAAACCTCTTTTACCATTATAGGAATAAATGATGCATTAGCAATATTCACTAAAGTGACTGTGTCCCCGCCAACAGTTACAATTACCAAATCTCCCGCTGTTCCTACAAAAAGAACCGGGCCTTCGCTGTTGTTTGTTAAGTAAATAGAGTACGCCTCGCCTGTAGCCATTATGTCATTACTCAACACGAGTGTTGTCTCAGACACATTAAGGACTGTAGCTGATGTACCGTCAGTCGTATTGTATACTGTAGAGCCCGGGGCAACTCGCATCGTCCCACCTTCACCTGTAAAATTTGCCGTGCTATCGGCTAATTGGTTGGTAACAGTAGAGTCTGTTGTACCACTCATCAATAATCCTGATGGTGCCGGAACAGTAACCCCATTCTGTGGGTACACCGCTATAGCTCTTTTACCTTGTAATTTTTCGTATGCCATTTTGCTTTTTATATGGTATGATTTTATTCAAAGACTTTTGTCGTGCGGCACATCCGCAGTCAACATTAAGCACTTCTGAAACTTTATCTGTAATAAACTTAATGCCTGTCGCTTTTGTAACCTTAGCTACTGTATCGCCAAATCCCCTTGAGTCCATGCTCACAAAGATACAGAAAAAAAATTATGTCTACTTATTCGACTTAGCTCCTGAGCATTTCCATCTTTTGCGAGATAAATTATTAGGAGTGTTGGGGTCGTTCTGTTTTTTCTTAGACAATCTTTGTTTTATGCCTAGACTTCTAGCACAGTAACTATTGCCCTTAGGTGTACCCGGTTTTACTCGTGGTCCACCTTTTGCAGCTTGACCCGCCTGACCATAACTTACCCTCTTTCCTGATGAGGTAATTTTTACTTTAGCTTTTCCTGCTCTTGGTGTAGCCATTACTTTTTCTTAGTATGAGTATATCCTTTTTTCTTTAAAGATAAATGGTCTTTCATTGTTTTTGCCACTTTCTTAATACCCGTCTTACTATACATATTGTGTACCTTAAATTTTTCCATTAGTATCTAGGTTTAGGTTTGGAAGAACTCGGTCTTGGCTTAGTTTTAATAGCCGTTTTCTTTTTAACTTTTGCCGTGCACGGCTTTCCCATTTTGTACTTCATAATTATTTTTTTTTATGGTCTTGCTTTAATTGTGTTATCGGTACTGTCCCAATATATAAAAACTCCATTTACACCTGCTGCCGGTAGTGCTGCTGCTGCTGCTGCTTCTCCTGCAAAAACAGGTAAGTTACTTTGTCCGATTATAGTTCTATTCGACTGCGTGTTCGCTTTCCCTGCGGAATATCCAAGGCACAATACATCACTTGCAACATTTGACTCACCCGCACTGAATCCGATAGCTGTATTATTTGAACCGTTGCCAAACAATAAAGTCCTACCACCCATACCTGTATTATAACTTCCTGTTGCTGAATTTTGAGCATTAGTACCAAAGGCAATATTTTGCGTTCCATTGGATGCGTAAAGTGTATAATCACCTACCCCATGGTTAGCACCAACACCCAACATATTCATGCCGCTTCTATATCCTATAAGGTCATTTCTATTTCCCGCTGATGACCTGCCAGAATCTGCGCCTAAAAAAACACCCTCATTGCCACTCGAACTATTCCCCGCATACATCCCAACTGCTGTTCTGCGCAATCCACTGGAAGATTGGTTGCTACCACTACCAATAGACGTATTTTCATTGGAACCATTACCATTACCTGCGTTTAGTCCGAAAGATGAACAAGTAGAAGAAGTAGAACTAGCCCCCGTAAAATTAAGTGAGTTGCCGCTAAAAGTAAGTTTAGTATTTTGAGTAAGGTTTCCAGAAGTGTCAGTAAACAACATTACCATTGGACCTGCACTTCCAATATTGTCTCCGATAGCAACACCACCTGCTGGTACAGCAGTCCATACTTGGTCATCTCTTAAAAATTTACTTCCATCAGGAGTGCCTGTCGGTATTACCCCACCTGCCGCTGCAATATTCGTTGCATCTGTTACATCTGCTAATGCCTCTATCCCGTCCAACTTTGTGCCATCTGTGGCTATATCTCTACCATCTACTGTACCACTTGCTGAAATATCGCCATCTACTTCTAATCCTGTGCCATTGATTAACTTTAAGTCTGTGCTTGTTAACCTACCGACTATCGCATTACTTCCATCTTTTCTTAAAGCAAATTCAATCAA